TATGGCACAGGAAGAAATACCTTCTTCAGGTTTTCACCATCTACGGCTTTAAAAGTCTTGGTTACGTTGGACTTTCTAGTTGGATCATATGTAATCCCCATCAACTCAAATGACATTCTTGGTAGCGTTATCGCTACAGGCTTATTGAGTTGTGCTTGTTGCTCTAACCTTGCAAGAAATTTTTGTTGAGGAGCATATGCTAAAGGAACTTTTATATCACTGATTGTTCCAGAGTCATCACTTGTATGTCTTACATGGACATCATTAAAAATAGTACCAAAGGCAACAATTGTCTTTCGTAATATTTCGTGATAGTAATAAGTTCCTAACATTAGTATGTACCGAAGGGATTCGATTCTGTAAAGTCTAAGATATCATCAGCTAAATCTTCAATTTCTTCATTTTGAGCGAATTCTATTTGAATTCCAGGATCCGAATTAAAGGTGGAAAGTGAATGTGTGGCGTTAGATGTTGCGCCAACAATATCCTCTCCAGCTGTGAACGTACCACTATTTATGTACACGTCTAGAGTCTTAGCATCTTTATCGTATTTCTTGACCCTTGCCTTGGCACCAGATAGACTTCCCGTTATGATTTCGTTGACAATAAAATCTCCAGTTCCAATTGATGGTGCTGTGGATATTCCTACAGTCGGTGCTACTGTATAACCAACTCCAGCATTTCTAATTCTAAATCCAGTAACAGTTCCACCAGTGCCGATTGTGGTTACAACATCAGCAGTTGATGTCGCTGCACCAGTTAGAGTTACTGTTGGAGCAGTAACATAAAGTGCTCCAGGTTCTGTGGTAGTAAATGACTGAATTGAACCATCACCAAGAATCGCCGTTGCAGCTGCACCTACACCATTTCCACCACTAAACGTGACAGTTGGAACTTCTGTATATCCAGCACCAGCATTTGTAATTAGAACTTCAAATATGGAATTGGATGTGGTGATGGCAACAGCAGTCGCATTTGTTCCACCAACAGGAGCAGTAGAAATCGCTACAGTTGGAACTGTTGTATAGTTATATCCATCATTGTTTAGAACAATACTTCTAACTGCTCCAGTTAAAGCGATGCCAGCGGTCGCAGTAGCGTTTATACCAGACCCTGTGAGGGTTAATGTTGTAATATATCCCTCATCGACCATTGCATCGTCAATTGCTTCGATACCAGTATCGATAATCTCATCTTCAAGTCTAAGAAGTTCACAACTTAAGTTATAAACATAGTTCTTACCTAGTTGGTAAAATGGTTTTTCCTGTTCAACAAATTTAATTTCATATAGTCTCTCACCAAGAGGGAAGAAAATAACATCACCTTCTCTAGGCCTAGAATCTAGTATGATTTCGTTTGGATCTTGTTCTTTTAAATCTTTTAAAAACTCTACAATATACGTATCAAATTTTTCTTTTGATATTGTTAATGATATTTCGTTTCTAAGTTCAATGCCAAATTTTGACATGATACTAGTGTTATTACCATATCCTTCAAAATTATCAAGATATGCTTCGATGATAAAATTATCATCCAACTTGGACATTGTAACTTCCCTAGAAAGTTTTTCAGTGCCAAGAATTTTTCGTGGGATATAGTAAACATCTATCCCATATATTTTTAATTGCTCATTGATCAAGTCTTGGAGTAAAAATTGCTCTTGACTTGATCCTTGTAGAAAATAAGAATTTCTTGCCATTATCCTATCATGTCCATGGGAGGTAATTCATAGTAACTAGCCATCTTATCTTCTATTTCTCTTATTTCTGAGTTTCCATCTTCATAATATTGTCTACCATTAAGTTCAACACCTCCAGGTAACTTAGTTCCACTAAATTTCATCATGTTTGCACCCCACTGCCTTTTTATTAAAGCAGTCACGTATCTTTTTACCCAAGTATCATTATATATTTTGGCAAAATCTGATGGGTTTAAAGCACGAATGCATTCAATGACGAGGTAATCCCCAACTGATTGAGCAGTCCAATCAATATCAAGATATAATCTACCAGATCTCTTTGAAAATCTAACTTGCTTATCGGTTGTTAATAAGAAATCAATATCTTCAAGATATCTCTTTGTCATTGAATATTGTAGAAGATCTACACTACTGAAGTAATATAGATCGTTTAAAAATAATTGATATTTAATGCTGAACATACCACCAGAAATAGAACTGGTGTCAAATTTAAAAATTTTATTGATTCCTATAACGGAATCTGGAACTTTGATATAGTTGTTATTCTCTTCAAAAGAAAATTCTGTTGTTGCTCCAACAGATTCTGTTACTGTTGTGGTTGTTATTCCAGTACTTCCACTTGAGCCAGGACCCCTTCCCCTATCAATATCATCTTGTGTGATTTGATATTTCAGAAATGTTTTCTCAGATCCATCATAGTGGCGTTCTTGAAAATATTGAATGGTGTCATCAACCAAATCATCTATTTGATCATCATCCACATTAATTTCTAAAACTGGCGCACCAAGTTTACGTAGTGAATAATCTATTAATTCTTGTCTTGTAGATGGTGATGCCATTTTACTCCAGATTAATTATTAAGTAAAACTTTTACCGACTTGCTGGTATCATCAAGAGATGAAACTGATTTATCAGTTCTATTATTTAATAAAACTGTAGTCGCAGTAGGACTATCCTCAGTTGTGACTGTTGTTATTCCAGCCATTATCGGGTAACTCCAGCATTAACGATTGCTGAACCTTGAACAACTCTAAGTGTTGTAGAAATACCACTAACGGTATCTATTCCACTGTTGATTACAACATCATAAACATATCTGCCACTTTTTATAGCAGAAGTTTCTGTTGCACCTAAAGAAATACGAACATTTCCGCCACTCTCACTCGTTACTGTTGAGATGAAAGTGGTTTTTGATGATGATGTTGGAGTTTTTCTTAATTGAGCACTCACAGCATATCCAACCAAACTTTTGGGAGAGTTTGTTGATGCATCTTCAATGGTGAAATTTTTAGTAAAATCAGCACCTTGATTAATAATCAAGTTGTGTGAATATACTGCCATCTTACAAGTTCAACAGGGCTCTTGACTATTTATTATTATCAACAAGAGTCTTTAGAAGATCTTTGATTTCAGAGATTTCACCCTTAAGATCCTCTATTTCCTGTCTCCTGTTATTTCTGAGTTTTTTAGATTTTATATAATTTTGGTATGCCACGTCATTTGTATTGACAATGGCACCCGTACTCATATCTCTACAAAAATCAGAATCATCCTCAACTTTTCTTAAATTCATTTTATGCAAGTGCTACAGCTCTGATGTCATTTATTCTGGGAGTAAATGCTTCGCTTGTGCCAGCGAGTACAATCTTAATTTGATATCCAGTAAATGGTGGTAAGTTATCAACACTATATTGATACTCCCTGAGTTCACCGCTTCCAGTGGTCACAACTTGCTGATCCTCAAGTCCAGAATTTTTTGCTGGATCGAGGACAAGATCTCCAAATCCATCACCATCAGTATCTCTGAGATTATCAAAACCTGGGAATAATACAAATGACTGATCAGTATTTGCACTATCAACAGGATATGTTCTGTAAAGAACTCTCATATCATTTGTTACATCAACGTATGCACTTGTCAGAACTTTTAGTGAAGTTGCAGGATTTTTGATGTTGATTCTATCAGAAACATAGATCGCCGCATGTGGATCCTCATTGAGGCTCTTGACTCTTGAATCATTTACATAATCTGTAATTGGAGCATCAATTCTACTTCTATCAAAGTCTACAGCGCAGTTATCAAGATAGATGAATGGAGAATATCTACCATCAGTAGTATTCAAATCAACTTCAATAGCAAGTGATTTATTTCTTGGTAAACTATCAAGTTGTGCATCTTCATTCACTTTAGAAGCAACCATCATTGGTTCTGTGAATAAAAGTGTTGCATTTGTTGCTGCAGCAGCAAATCCATTGTCAACAAATGAAGCTTCAACTCCACCAGCACTAGTTCCTTTTACGGTTCTAATACGAGTTTCAATAGAAGTTGTTTTTGGTAGAACAATGTCAAATCTTGCATTTACTCTATCATACTGAATATTGCTGGAAGCCCAAACTTCATCTCCACCAGCCACTAATTCAGACTCAAAGTTAAGTTGATTTTCACCAGTTGCTCTTGTACCACGATTAATTTCAAGATAATATGTATCAATAGTTTTGCTGCCCTGGAAAGCAACTCCATTAGACATTTGATGAGTCTTATTGATTTCAGTTAGGGAAATTCCATTAAATTCATATGGATAAATTTGATCACCAACTTGGTGTGCAGATGAGGATGTGCCCTCAGCCGCTCTTGTACTAATTCCAAGAGTACCATTACCAATACTGTTATAGAAGAGAACTTCATTACCAACTATAGCAAAACCAGCAGATGTTGTGATTCCCTGGAAAGTTGCAAATGGAGTCGTATCTGCAACAGAAACTGTTGAAGTTGTTGCATTAATAGCAGCTGTCAATGTTGTTGGTGTTCTTGTTGGTTCTACATCATAAATTTCAACACTATTTCTAATATCCTTCATAGCATGATTAGGATGTAGAACTTGAATTACATTTCCACTGTATAGTTCATTGGAAATTGTAGAACTTACGACAGTAGTATTTGCAAGAGAAACTGCAGTGCTGGAATCGTCATAAACAACTAGTGGATCATCTGCGGTGAATTCTTCACCCTGAACAGCTGTTAGGTATAGTTTATCAAATCCAAAGATTTCAGATACTGAAATTTGAGCATCTGATCCTTTAAAGACGTTTGATGTTGTAACACCTAAAGATTCTCCAACAATGTAACCAGTTCCAGTGCTTGCTAGTGATACAGATGAAACTACATTACCACTAACTGTTACATCAGCAGTTGCTCCAGATCCATTACCATTAATCGAGAATAGTGGGACCCCACTGTAAGTTCCATTAGAATAACCAACTCCAGCAATGTTTACATTGAGAGTTGTAATTGGACCGCCAACATTGCCGATATATCCAGTTACAGTATTTCCAGAACCAACTTTTCTTCCAATATTAAGAAGATTCTTCATATCATCTGTTACCACAGTGGTAATTCCAACATCCAACTGTCTTGGTAAGGATTTAATTGGATTTGAAGGTAATGTTGGGAGGATTCCAGAATCATAATCAATATCTGGGTTAAAGAATGTAGCAGTTCCTTCTTGAGCTATAAATTCACATCTATTGACAACGAACTTCAGATCTTCAAATTGTGTTGGTGTCCATGTGGATCCATTCTGAGATTTGAACAGAGATCCAGCACCATACTGTTTAGTATATTGAAGTTGATCAGGACCAGATAGTTCCTTCGTATTTACAGTCTTTTCACCAAGTTTTGCAATCCATGCATTATACCTGTCACTTGTAGGTGCAAGTAGAACAATTGCATATTCAGTTTCTGGTTCAACAGGAATTGGTGATGAGAATGTTACCCTAGTTGATTTAGAAGCATCATCTGAGGTATTTACCTGAGATGGATCCAAAACAACTTGAGCCTCTAGAGATACTAATTGTCCCGTAGGTAAACCAAGATCAATAGTTCTAATCTCAACTGTTAATGGCGCTTTATTATCTTTTGTTGCCATAAAAATGTCAACAGATGTGATAAATGCACCTTTCTTATCTGTTAAGAATGATTGTGCTAGTGGGTCTCTTCTTGGAGCCTGAATAATATTATTCGTTATATTAGTTACCTTAGTGACCTTGGTAATTTGTGGTCGAATAGTTTTCGTTCTATCAATAATTTTTGTTTTTCTAATGATCTTTGGTGGTGGTAGTTTCTGGAATCTAAACGTATTCGTTTGAGTCACCGTGTTTACAACATTTCTCGTAGTTGTGATTGTTCTTACTTGAGTTGTTGTAAGGGTGGTTCTTTGAATAGTTCCAGTAGCAGAATATATGGCTTCTGCCTCACTATGTTTTTTCTCTCCAGGAAGTGGTAGAGTATCATTTTTAACATTTGTCAATTTAAATGTTTTTGATCCACTTCTAAATTTAACTTTCTCGGTTCTTGTTGGTTTTCTAAAGAAGAATGCTCCATACAAACTACCAAGACCATCAGAAATTAATCTGGTGCTCTTAACAGTTGCTTGAGCTCCACTAGTTTTACCAATTAGTTTCATTCCTGGGATAATACGTCCGAAGAATGAACCCTGAGAAGCCAAACTGAGAGCATTTAAATCAATGTTTAAGAATTTTGATGATGTATTATAGGTAGTTGTATTTGCTAACGATTGATTTTTATCATATGGACTGAAGTCTAGTTCTAGATCAGGATTTTTATGAGGTCCAGTTTTATGATTGGGAACACAAAGTCTAAAGATAATTCTTCTTCTACCTTTACCATTGGCCAGAGTTACAAAACCTTCGACAGTTTCGCCAACTTTGAATGATCCAACAACACTGCTAATTTCCACATATTTTGGAAAAACGTCAAGTTTTCTGGAAGCATCTAAGAAAGAATAGTATCTCGTAAATGGTTTTAATCCATCAGCGAAGAAAGCAACATTTCTACTCCTGATGAACGGATCATCATTTGATTTTGTATCAAGATCAGCGGATGTATTTGTAATCGCAGATGTTTTGTTTGATGATACTTTTGTATCTCTTTTTGTCTTTGTAGACATCGTAGTTCTTCCCTTTCTTTGCCCTGCAACGGCATTGATTGTTCTGAACTGCGTACTTCTATTTGTAAGTGTCTTGAATTTCTTTTTGGTTACTTTTTTAGTTACAGATTTATTCGTTACCCAAGTATCAGTAGAAGGTTCTAGTTTTATAGTTCCAGTATATTCGATAATATTGAATGGGTTCACATTTTCAATTCTAGTAGCAAATGCTTGCTCTAGATATTGGGCCTCATTGTATGCCAAACTGACAACATTACCAGTCTTTTGTAGAACATCATCTAACAATTTATAATTTGAAGTATAATC